AAGTATAAATAAATCTAGCAAACTGTTTACTAAATTGAATGAAAACTAGGATATCTAGGTCATTTAAGGATATTAGCTTATCATTTACACCTCATCCAGTCACAAAAGACCTTACAGTTATCAAAGATGCGAACGCAATTAAGAGATCTGTAAGAAATTTAGTGCAAACTATACCCAGAGAACGGTTTTTTAACTCAAATTTGGGTACTGATATAAGGGGTAGTCTTTTTGATTTCTGTGATTTTGGTACTGCATCAGTTATACAACAACAAATCCAAACTACGATTGAAAATTACGAACCAAGAGTGGATAATTTAGTGATTGAGGTATTTCCTAGACCAGATGATAATGAATTTGAAGTAAATGTAATCTTTGATATAGTAGGACAACAGTTTCCAACACAAGCATTCCAGTTCATATTAGAAGCCACAAGATAATATGCCATTTACTAAATTTTCAAACTTAGATTTTGATCAGATAAAAACGTCGATTAAGGATTATCTACGTTCAAACTCTGAATTTACCGATTTTGACTTTGAAGGGTCTAATTTTTCTGTTTTAATTGACACTTTAGCATATAATACTTACATAACTGCAGTTAACTCCAATTTGGTTGTTAATGAATCGTTTTTAGACTCTGCAACGGTAAGAGAAAACGTAGTTTCATTAGCAAGAAACATTGGATATGTCCCAAGATCTAAAACTGCAGCAAAGGCAATTATATCTTTTGATATTGAATCTTCAGATACATCACAACCCTCCTCAGTGACTCTCAAAGCAGGTTTAGTTTGTATTGGTGCAGGTAATAATATAACGTATACTTTTTCAATTCCAGAGGATATAACCACTACTACAACAACATTAAGAGATAGTGATAATAATATCTCTGGATATAAATCTAGTTTTGACTCAATTGAAGTTTTACAGGGTACATTTTTAAGAAAATTGTTTACTGTTGATGGATCTTTGGATCAAAGGTTTATATTAGACAATCCATCTATTGATACTTCAACAATTATTGTTCATGTAAAGGATAAAGCAGATAGTGGAGATAAAGGGGTATTGTTTACTAAAGTAGACAATATTTTAAATATAAAACCATCTTCTACAACATTTTTATTGCAAGAAGTTCAAGATGAAAAGTATGAACTTCTCTTTGGTGATGGTATTTTTGGTGAAAAATTAAAAACTGGTAAAACAATTGATATTAGTTATATTGTTACTGATGGAAAAGATGGTAATGGTCCATCATTATTTTCTTTTGCAGGATCTATAGAAGATCAAGTTGGAGCAGCAGTTAATTTAAATAGTACTCCAACAATAAAGGTATCCTCAGGTGCCTCTAATGGAGGTAATATTGAACCTATAGACTCTATTAAGTATTTTGCCCCTAGACTCTATTCATCACAGTACAGGGCGGTTACAGCGAGGGATTATGAGGCAATAATACAACAAATTTACCCAAATACTGAGAGTGTTTCGGTTGTTGGTGGAGAAGAAATAGATCCACCTCAGTTTGGAACGGTTTTTATTACAATAAAACCCCAAAATGGTGATTTTGTATCTGATTTTGATAAAAATAGAATATTATCAGATTTAAAAAGTTATTCTTTAACAGGAATAAATCAAAAGATAATTGACCTTAAAGTTCTTCATATAGAATTAGATAGTTCCATTTATTATAATTCATCAAAAGTTAAAAATATAGATGGATTAAAAACAAATATTATTAGTGGGTTAACAGAATATTCTAAATCTACAGAAATTAATAAATTTGGTGGTAGATTTAAATATAGTAAAGTTTTAAGTGTAATTGATAATATAGAGGATTCTATAACTTCAAATATAACAAAAGTAAGAATTAGAAGAAATCTGAATGCTCTTATTAACCAATTTGCACAATATGAACTTTGTTTTGGTAATGAATTTAATGTTAAATCCGAAGGTTTAAATATTAAGAGTACTGGATTCACAATATCTGGTGTATCTTCAACTGTTTTCTTATCAGATACACCAAATGCTGATAAGAAAACTGGAATAATCTCTATTGTTAGACGGGACTTTGCTGATGGTCAAAAAATAGTTATTGTTCAAAATGCAGGAACCGTTGATTACATAAAAGGAGAGATTAATTTAACAACAATTAATATAACATCAACCGATAAACCAAATAATATTATAGAAGTTCAAGCTTTTCCAGAATCTAATGATGTTATTGGACTTCAGGATTTATACCTAAAATTTAACATTGCTGATAGTACGATAAATATGGTTAAAGACACTATTTCATCAGGTGATCAAATATCTGGTGTTGGTTACAAGGTTACTTCAAGTTACACAAACGGAGAATTAATAAGAGGATAATATGATAGGAACTGGTATTGATAAAAGAGTTAAAGTTCAACAAATAATTGAAAATCAACTCCCAGAATTTATTTTATCTGAAAGTCCAAATACTGCAGAGTTTTTAAAGCAATATTATATTTCTCAGGAGTATACTGGTGGTCCTATAGACTTAATAGATAATCTAGATCAGTATATTAAATTAGATAACTTAACTCAAAGTGTTATTTCGGGAATAACAACTTTATCATTTGATATTGATTCAAATGTAGGGGTAATTACTGTTAGTTCTAGTAATGATAATCCTTTAGATGGATTTCCAAGTGAATATGGATTATTAAAAATTGGAGATGAAGTTATAACATATAAAGGAGTATCAGGAACTGATACTTTTACAGGATGTGAACGTGGATTTAGTGGAATAACATCATATAGAGGTATTAATAATCCCTCAGAATTAATTTTTTCAGATTCATCTGCATCATCACATGCTAGTGGTTCTAATGTACAAAATTTAAGTGTTTTATTTTTACAAGAATTTTATAAAAAATTAAAGAAAACATTTACACCTGGATTAGAAAATACAGATTTTATACCTAATCTAGATGTAAATAATTTTATAAAAGAAGCAAGAACTTTTTATCAATCAAAGGGAACGGAAGAATCATTTAGAATTTTATTTAATGTTTTATATGGAGTAGATCCAAAAGTAATTGATCTTGAAAAATATTTAATAAAACCATCTTCTGCAAAATATTTAAGACGTGAGAGAATAGTAGCAGAGAAACTATCTGGAGATCCTTTAAAACTACAGGGACAAACGATAGTTAGATCAACCGATTCTCAAACTACAGCTTCAATATCTGAAGTTGAACCATTAACTGGAATAAGTGGAGCATATAATTCAAAAGAATATTTTATTTTGGATATATTTGTTGGGTATAATGATGAAGAATTTATAACTGGAACATTTGATGTAACGGGTAAAACCAAAGTAATTAATCCTGTAAGTAAGGAATCATCGGTTATAACAGTTGATTCTACTATTGGTTTTGGTGCAACAGGTACAGTTATTGCTGGTCTTAATACAAGTATTACATATACTGATAAAACTGTAAATCAATTTTTAAATTGTTCTGGTATTAATACACCTATAGATTTAGGTTCTGATGTTATTGTAGATGATAATATTTTTGGTTTTGAAGACGGTGATTTAACTAAAAAAGTTCAGATGCGTATAACTGGAGTTTTAAAGGAATTTGTACCTTCAACTACAGATAATAGATTAGCATTAAAAGGAGAAACAATTAAAGTTAGGAGTATAGGTGAGATAATTCAAAATCCAAATATAAATGCTTCTAAGAAAGAAATATTTGCAAATTCATGGATTTATAATACTTCTAGTACTTATAATATTTCTTCAAAATCAATAATTCAAGATAATTTATGGTTATTGGATTCTACTGTTGATAAATCGAGTTTAAATAAAGGAGATTTTATTCAATTTATAGAAAAAACTAGTGATCCCTTTTCTCCAGGTAAAATTATTGCTACAGATTTAAAGATATTAGGTATAACAAAAAATTTAAATTTTGGACTGGATCAGATTACTTTTAGTCCTACAGTTAACGTGGGAATTTCCAGCAACTATGCCATTAGAAGGATTCTTAAAACAGCATCTAGTAAATTTGATAATATTGAATTTGGAAAAAAAGAAGATGGGGAAGAATCATTTAATTCTCCATTAACTTCAGATATTCAAAACGTATATAATGAGTCTGATGAAAGTTTATACGTTGCGAGTGGTTCTTTACCATCTTATATAATTGATAAGGATATTTCTAAATCTACCATTTCTTCAGTAATAGAAAATGATACAATTCAAGATTTTAACAATGTAACTCAAAAATATTCAAAAATATCATTTACTGATGATGTTCCATTCGTAACAGGAGATAAAATATTTTACGTTCCTGAAGGTAATCCTTTAGATGGATTAGAATCAGCACCTTATTTTATTAAAGTTGATCAAAATAAAAATTCTATAAAATTATATCAATCACCCGCATTTATAGAATCTGATTCATTTGTAGAATTTGGAGTTCCAAAAGATACAACTACTTCCCATTCTTTTGTTTTATTTGATCATTATAATAAAAAAATTACTTCACAAAAAATATTAAAAAAATTCCCTATAAATGTTAATCAAAAATTAGGTAAAAATATAAAAACAATTCCTGGACCAGTGGGAATATTGAAAGATGGTGTTGAAATTGAAAATGGCAGATCAAGTGATAGTATTTTTTATGGTTCAATAAGTAATTTTTCATGTGTTGGATCTGGTACTGGGTATGATATTATCAATCCACCTTCAATTGATATAGTTTCTTTTGGATCAACACAAGTAGTGAATGCACTTGCAAGTCCTATTATAAAAGGTGATATTGAAGAAATATTAGTCGATCCACAAAATTTTGATATAGAAAGTGTAGAATCTATAAGGATGACTGGGGGGAATAGTGGAGAGGCAGTACTATTACCAATTTTTTCAAGAAGAAACCGAACTTTAGAATTTAGTGGTGTAACAACCGCTTTTGGTGGAGGAATTGATACTAATGCAGAAACATTAACATTTACAAAACCTCATAATTTAAAAGATGGTCAAGTTTTAATTTATGACAGTAATAAAAATTCTCCATTAGGAATTGGAACTTTTCATGGTAGTAATCTTTCAGGAAAAACTTTGATAGATGGTCAACCATATTGGCCTAAAGTTATTGGTACTGTCGGTACAAGTTCAACAGTATTTCTTTTTGAAAAAGAAAGTGATTATAAGAGTGGAATTAATACTATAGGATTTACTGAAATAGCAAAAGATGGAATTCATAAATTTAAGTTGAGAGATTCTAAAAATGTTATATTTAGTATTAGAGTTGTACAATCAGGTAAACCATATATCTTTAGAAATGTTTTTGCTAATTCAAATACTGGAATATCTACAGAAAAATCAATAGTTACATTTAACAATCATGGATTTTCTGACGGTGAAATAGTTGTATATGAACCAAGTGTAGGATTAGGATCTACAGCACCACAATTAATATCTGGTTTAAGTACTTCAAATCAATATAAAGTTATTAAAATTGATGATAATAACTTTAGATTATCTGATGTTGGTATTACTACAATGTTTGATGATACTAATTTTATTAGTAAAAAATATGTTAATTTTAAATCTAAAGGTACAGGATATCAATTATTTAAATATCCTAATATAAAAATAAGTATTGATGTTATAACTACTGTTCCTACAACAGAAAAGGTAGTATTAACTCCAGTTGTTAAAGGAGAAATAATAGATGTATCTTTATATGAAAAAGGATCTGGATATGGAAATAAAGATATTATTAATTATGAAAATACTCCTGATATTATTGTAAAAAATGGAGGACCAAGATCTGAGAAAAATATAACTCCTGCTTTAAGTGCTATAATTGATAATGGACAATTAACCAATATTAATATTCAGGATGGAGGCGATGAATACTACTCTTCTCCCGATTTAAAAGTTGTAGGAAATGGATTTGGTGCTAAATTAAGAGCAGTTATTGACAGGGATGAAAAATCAGCAACATACTTAAAAATTATTGATGTTATTATTTTAAATAGTGGATCTGGATATACATTTGATAAAACACGAATAGATGTAATTCCAAGAGGAAAAAATGCAGTATTTAATATTTCAGTTAATAAATTATCTTTAAATAATATTCAATCTTCTGTTAAAAATAATGTAAGTATACCTAGTATAAAATATACTGATAAAAGATTAATTTCTTCTAATAATGGATTAAAGTATTCTGTTGTTGGATATTCTACTCAAATTGGAGAAGATGAATTTGGACAAGAAAGTGGTAGTCACTCACCAATAATTGGATGGGCATATGACGGTAATCCAATTTACGGACCATTTGGATATTCTGATCCATTGGATTCTGATTCCTCTATAAAAATATTGGAAACTGGATATATATTACAAGAAAATTCTGTAAATTCTATAATCGAAAATAGAACAAATTTACCTTATGAAAAGGGATTTTTTGCAGATGATTTTATATATTCTCAATCATCATCTACAGATTTAGATGAACATAATGGTAGATTTTGTAAAACACCACAATATCCAGATGGTGTTTATGCTTATTTTGTAGCAATAGATATAACAACTCAAAAACCAAAGTTTCCATATTTTATTGGAAATAGTTATAGGTCAACACCAGAAACTTTAGATGTTGGTAGAGTATTATCACAATCATTTGATTTTAATAATTCAAATTTAGTTAGAAATACTTTTCCTTATAAATTATCAGATAATTTTGCGGGTAATGATTTTATTATTGAATCAGATAAAATATTATCCCAATCAACAAAAGTTACTTCAGTTTCTCAAGGTAAAGTAGAGTCTTTGAATATTGTTAAATCTGGAGATAATTATAAAATTGGAGATACTGTAACTTTTGATAATAGTGGAACTGAAGGAGGTGGTGTAAGTGCTTTCGTATCTGAGTTAGATGGTAAAACAATATCTAAGATTGATACTTCTTATGAATCTTTAAATAACGTAACTTTTATTAGAAAAAATAAAGATACAATTTCAGTTTTTGTTCTAGGTAGTCATGAACTATCAATTGGGAATAATTTAGAAGTATCTGGATTAACAACAGACATTTCTTCTGTAATTGGGATTCCTTTATCTGGAAATCAAGTAATATCAGGCATTTCAACTGAAACTACTGTTTTATATAAAGAAGTTCCTACAAATACTACTGTAGGTATAGTTCAGGATATTTTTGTATATAAAACAAATGTTATTTCTGTTGGAAGTAGTATAGGTATTGGAACTGAAAAATTATTAGTTCTTAATAAATTTGATGATAGAAATATTTTAAGAGTTAAAAGAGGTGTAACTGGAACAGCACATACTTTATCATCGAAAGTAAATCTAATTCCTAGTTTCTTTGATATAAATTTCAAAAGTAAAGATTTTGACTCTAGAATAGATGATATTGTTTATTTTAATCCTAGACAATCTGTAGGTATAGCAACTACATCTGGCACATTTGCGTTGATAGATGTATCTGTAGGAGATATTACAGAATCAGTGTCTGTTCCAGCACAGAGTATATATTTACCAAATCATCCATTTAAAACTGGTCAAAAAATTACCTTTAAAGAACCTCCAGGTGGTGGATTATCTTTAGAAGTATCTAGAGACGGTTCAGCATCTCAAGCGTTTACTATACCATATGGATCGGATACTGAAATAGATTTATTTGCTATTAATAAATCTGAAAATTATATTGGAATTGTAACTCAAGTAGGTTTAACTACAAGTAATGGATTATTCTTTAGAAGTAATGGAGATAATTCATTTGAATATGTTTTTGAATCTAATTTTGATAAGGTAAATGGAAATTTGGAAAGAATAAATTCAAAAGTTACTCTAACAACTTCTCATAATTTATCTACGGGAGATATTATTAGTTTAAATGTAGATCCAAATCAATCAGTTGGTATTGGAACTTCTGTTTCTGTTAGAGTTAAGTATAATTCTTCAATTGATAGTTTATTAATAAATGAAATAGGTTTTAGTTCTAGTGGAATTAATACATCTACAAATATAATAACTTTAGATTCTCATGGATTTAAAACAAGAGATAAGGTTTATTATGATGCCGTAGAGGTATCTAGTGGATTAGAAACTGGAGATTATTTTGTTTATAGAGTTTCTGATAATGAAATAAAATTAACAGAAACATTATATGATTCAAATATAATTCCACCAAAAGTTGTAAATTTAGTATCAATTGGTGCAACACATACATTATCGTTAATTAATCCTCCAATTTCTGTTATAAGAAACAATGATTTAGTTTTTGATTTGTCGGATTCTTCATTAACTGATTTAGAATTTAAAATATATGAAGATAAAGATTTCAATAATTCTTTTGTTTCTGCAGGATCAACAAATATTAATATCATCACTTCTGGTGTAATAGGAGTTACACCCACAGCATCTTTAACAATAAATTATTCTTCTAATATTCCAGAAAATTTATTTTATAATATTGAAAGATCAGGTTCTATAAGTACGTCTTTATTGTCAGATATAGATGTTGTTAATAATTGTAAAATATCTTATGAAAATAGTAAATATAATCGTGATTATTCAATTGTAGGAGTTGGGACAACTACAATTGATATTAGATTATCTGAAAAACCAGAAAATTTAGTATATGATACTGATAATACAGATATTTTAAAATATTCAACTACTTCAAAAAATGAAAAGGGATCTATTAATAATATTAATTTAACCTTTGGTGGAGATGGGTATAAAGCATTACCAAAATTTGTAAGTGTTGCTACTACTACAGGAGTAAATGCTAAAATTATACCCGATTCAAGCACTAGTAATAGAATTGAAAACACTGAAATAATTAATGTTGGTTTTGAATATCCTTCAGATAAAACTTTAAGACCAATAGCTGATATATCTCCTGTAATAACTACAAAAAATTCAAATAAAATTATACATGTAGAAGTTTCTAGTGGTGGAGAAAATTATATAACTGCACCTAATTTAACTATTGTAGATAATGAAACTAAAAAAGCAATAAAAAGTGGATCATTAGAAGCTATTTTAAGTCAAGCAACTCAATCAATTAATAAAGTTGAAATTATATCAACTCCACATGGTATAGGAGAGTGTATAATATTTGCTGAAGATAATACAAATGGGGTTCAAATAACCACCGTTGCAGTTGGCGGTACGATTGTCACTAATGAAACCACTGGATTAGTGACATTTACTTTAGCAACTCCTATTTTAGGATTTTCTGAGGCACCGTTTGTCGTTGGAGATAGTGTATATGTTGAAAATGTTGAAAATGAATATGGAGATACATTTAATTCTGCAAACAATCAATATAATTTTTATCCAGTAACTAGAATTATTGGAGGAACTAATCCAAATCCATTTATAATGGAAATTAATTTAAATGGATTAGCATCAAATCCTGGATTTGCTAAAACTATTCAAAATTATGGTTCTGTTATTAATTTTAATAATTATCCTAAATTTAATGTTACTACTGATTTATCTCCATTCAGTGTTGGTGAATCGATTTTGGTTTCTAGAGAAGATGGGTTATTTGAAGATAAGAGTCTTATTTTAGATAGGATATCAAATAATTATATAAAAGTGGTAGGAAAATTTGATCTAAAAGTTGGAGATAAAATAAAAGGACAATTTTCTAGTTCAATAGCTACAATTAATAGTTTGCTTGAGAATAAAGGTGATTTTATAGTAGATTTTTCATCTAAAAAAGATAAAGGTTGGTCTGATAATATTGGAAAATTAAATGAAGATTTTCAAGTAATGCCCGATAATGATTATTATCAAAATTTATCATATACCATTCAAAGTCCAATTGATTATCAAACATTAGTAAGTCCAGTAAATAAACTATTACATACAACTGGTCTTAAGAATTTTGCTGATGTTGGTATATCTTCATCAGTTGGAGTTGGTAAAACAATTTCTGTTGATTCATCAACAATTATAAGAGATTTGTCATCTGAAAATAGAGTTGATGCAATAGATAATTTTGATTTAGTAAGAGATTCTGATATTTTATTAAATCCTAGAAGATCTAAATTTATAAACTTCCAAAATAAAAAACTTACTAATTATTTTGAATGTAATACAAATAATGCTGTAAAAATAGATGATATTAGTACCTTATTTTCAGATTCTACTAATAATGCAAAGGCAGATGGTAAATTATTAATTACAAATCGTTTTAATAGATTTTTAGTTCAATCTAGAGTTCCTAATACTGGAATAGCACAAACTACTAATACACTTCAAGTTACAGAATTAATAACGTCTGTCGATTTTATTAATAAAAACATTTATACAATTGAAAAAAGTTCTATTAATGATGAGAATAAATTGGTAGATATTATTGGAGGTAAAGATATAAATGATAATTATACTTTACAATTTAACCCAGTTGATATTTTTAATACTGATTTAGATATTAAAGTTTTTGAGAATCGATTTATATCTGGAACTGGTATTGGAACGACTAGTTTTGGATTTATTGATTTAACGGGAAAAAATAGTAATGTATCTGCATCTACTACTTCAACTATAATATCTTCTAATATTAATAATTTAGAATCTTATTTTGCAACTGTTGATGTTTTTGATCAAACTACAAATGAAAACAATATAGTGGAACTTTATGTGACACATGATGGATCTAATTCTTACATATCAAACTATTCATTAGAAACTAATACAGGAAATTCGATAGGAACATTTACCTCAGAAATTGATTCTGGAGTGTTATCATTAAAATATGAAAATGATGGGACAAATCAAGTTTCTATTAGATCTAAAATTGTTGGTTTTGGAACAACTGCATCTGGTATTGGAACATATCGATTTAATATAGATGGTCAATCTGCTGGATCTGAAAATTCTGCTAGATTAGAATCTAAATTTGTAAATATAGGATCTACTTCAACTATATGTGAATTTAATTCATCTAAGGATACTACAGTTAAAAGTATTGTTAAAGTTTCAATAGGAAATACTAGTGCTCTTCATCAAGTTTTAATGGCACATGATGGAGGTGATACTTTTATCACACAATATCCATTCTTATCGATTGGAACAGATGCTGGAATTGGAACTTTTTCTGCAGAACTTAATGGATCTAATTTTAATTTAAAATTCCATCCAGATTCTAGTTTTATAGGAGGTGATGATTTACAAATACAAACATATAATGAAGTGCTTAATACTGAATTAGATTTAATCAATATAGCACCTAATCTAGTTTATGGTACAGCAATAGAATCATTATCTCTTTTACAGTTTGATTCTTTTAATAGTGATAGATCAGATGTAGGTTCCTTTAGATTAAGAAATAATAATAATTATATATTTGCTAATTTCTTCAATCCATCATCAGAATTGAATTTATCAACAGGAGAATTTACAATCAAAAATAATTTCTTTAATAAAAATGAAAGATTGATATATACACCTGGTTCATCCTTAGAAGGTATTACTGGTTCATCTTTAGTAATGTCTAATGCAAATCCTTTGCCATCTGAGGTTTATGTTTCTTTATCAGAGGGAACAACTAGGTCAGATATATTTAAATTATCATTAACTAGGGGTGGAGCACCAGTTACATTTAACACTGCAGGATCTGGAAATAGACATCAATTAGAGATGTTTAAGAAAAATGAAAAAGCATTAATTACACTTGATAATATAATTCAGTCTCCAATATCATATACTCCAATAACAACTACACTATCAGGAAATGTTAATGGTTCAGTTTCCATATCAACTTCTATAATATCTTTATCTGGAATTACATCAGTTATAATTAACGATGTTCTAAGAGTTGATAATGAATTTGTAATAGTTAATAATGTTGGACTTGGAACTACTAACGTTGGTCCAATATCCAATACTGGATCTTTAAATTTAATAGATGTTACAAGAGCATCTGTTGGATCTGCATCAACCACTCATTCTGATAGTTCTACTGTTAGATTATATAAGGGTGGATATAATATAGTTGGTGATAGCATTTTCTTTACCAATCCACCTAGAGGAACTAATCTTGATGAAAAGGATGAATCTAATCGTGATCCTTCTAGAGCAAGTTTTAGTGGTAGAGCATTTTTCAGACAAGATTATTCTTCCAATACTATCTTTGATGATGTATCACATGAATTTACAGGTATAGCACAAACATTCAGAACTTCGATATCTGGGGTAAATACAACTGGTCTTACAACTGGTAGTAGTTTCCTAACAATTAATGGTATATTTCAAAGACCAACAACAGAAATGAACCCATTAAACAATTATGATTTTAGTGAGTCTGCTGGAATAACAAGTTTTGTATTCAGTGGAATTTCTTCTGCAGATGGAACTCAGATAATAAGTGAATCTGATATTAATCAAAATCAATTACCTAGATCTGGACAAATTATCTCAATTGGATATACTGGTGGATTAGGATTTGCACCTTTAGCTGGTGCTGCTGTTACAGCAATTACTAATTCTAATGGAACTATAATTGATGTTGGTATTGGTACGAGAGATTTCCATGGTTCTGGATATCGTCCCGAACAAAGCACAGCAGGAAATGGTGTTATTCAAATTAATGTAATTGATGAAGCATATAATCATAGATTTAAAAGTTCTAGCACTAATTCCATAACTGTTAAAAATGGTGGAATTGGTGTAAATGGTACATTTACACCTATTAATGCTCCTTATACATCATCAACTGGTATTGTAACCTTTATAAAGGATAATCACGGTCTTATTACATCAGATTCATATACAGCAACTACAGGAACTGCATATGATCCAAATGTTGGTATTATGACTGTGAAACTTAATTCAACACCTTCACCTGCATTGGCAAATGGTCAATTAGTAAGATTTGATAATAATTCTCTTACATTTACATGTGCAAAAGATGTTCATGCCAGTAATCACACATATCCTAGAACAACAGATCCTGTCGGTGGTAAATGGTTACCAATATCTAATGTAACTGGAGGTGATCAATTTGAAATTAATGTACTTGAGACCATTCCATCATCAAATACAGGTATTCATACATTTGTAACTGCTTCTCCTAATGGTGTTAAAAGATCTTCCAATACAATTAGTATAGCAACAGATTCTTTAGTATATACTTGTGATAAAGATGCACATGAAACTGATCATACATATCCACGTTCAACAGATCCAGCTTACAATACAGATTTAAATATTCTTGAAGCAACTGATAATTATTTTAAAGTTGGTGTTGGAACTGGTGGTGGAGAGGGAACTGGTGCAAATATAACGGCAACTGTTGGTATTGGTGGAACTCTAATATTCTCTGTGGTTTCTGGTGGAACGGGATATATTAATCCAGTTATAATACCACCATCTCCATCATATGAGAATCTACCAGTAACTGGAGTTTCAAGATTAGGTTTAGGTGCTACAACAGATACTGGAACTGGATTATTATTAACTATTGAGGTTGGAGGTAGTAATACAACTGGTATTGGATCTACTTTATTTGAAGTAAAATCTTTTGATGTTGCTAGAAGTGGATATGGATTTAGAAAAGGTGATATATTTAAACCTGTTGGATTAGTTACTGATAAATCTTTATCTTCACCATTATCAGATATTGAATTTACAGTAAATGAAGTATTTACAGATACTTTCTGTTCTTGGAATGTTGGTGAATTTGATTATATTGATGATATTTCATATCTTCAGGATGGAAGTAGAGTAGTATTCCCATTAAACTTTAATGGTGAATTAGTATCCTTTGAATCTAAGTCTGGATCTACAATTGAGATGCAATCATTATTGTTAATATTCGTAAATGGTGTTTTACAAACTCCAGGAGAATCTTATATTTTCGATGGGGGAACTTCTTTCCAATTTACTGAAGCACCAGATGTTGGTGATGGTATAGCAATTTTCTTCTATAAAGGAACAAATGGTGTAGATGTTACTTTTGTGGATGTTGATGAATCTATAAAGAGTGGTGATGAACTTCAAATATTGAAGAGTTCTACTATAAAAGGTGAAGATCAAAATGTAAGGACAGTATCTGGAATAACAACTGCAGATGTTCTTGAAACTGAATTATATTACAGTCAAGGTATTGATGATTTAAACTTTAGACCAGTTAGATGGATTAAACAAAAAGCTGATAAATTTATAAATGGACAATTAATTCGTAAAATTAGACCTTTAATTGAACCACTAGTATTTCCAGAAGCAAGAGTAATTAAAGATGTATCATCTTCAGATACTACAGTTTATCTTGATACTATAGATAATTTCTTTTATGATAGTCCTACATCAGTAAGCACTTTAGTGATTGATGATTCGATTACTAGACAATCTGCTTCTCTGACTGCTGTTGTGTCTGCTGCTGGTACTGTTAGCTCTATTTCAGTTCTTGATGGTGGTTCAGGTTATATTGGAGCAACAACTTCTGTTTCAATTGGAATACCAACAACTGGTCTATCAGGTACTGGTATTGATCCTATTGCCCTTGGAACTGCAAATATTACTAATGGTTCTATATCATCAGTTGATGTTACAAATCCTGGAAGAGGATATAGTGAATTAAATCCACCACAAGTTATTGCACCAGTTCCAGTAACACCATCTGAAGAAATTAGTGAATTTACTGCTGCTACTGGATTCTCTGGTATTATAACAGGAATAACAGTTCTTAATAGTTCAACTATTAAATTCTTCCTTGATAAAGAATCTGGATCATTTACTGGATTAGCAAATGGAGATCCTGTTTGTGTATTTGACACTTCCGTTGGTTCTGGAGCAACATCTACTATAATATCATCAGGTGCACCTGTAGGCGTTGGAACAACATTCTTTGATAATATTTACATTATTAGTTCTTTAAGTTCAAGTGGTAATTTTGGTGAATTTGTTGCAGGAGTAACAACAGATACCTCAATTGTGGGTATTGCTACAGAGAATACTATTTGTGGTAGATTTTCTTGGGGTAAGTTAACTGGTGGTTCTAGATCATCAACAAATCCACTTACATTAACTGTTTCTGGTAAGACAGTTAATTCGGGATTGACAACCTTCCCTAGAGTTCAAAGAAGAGGTTCTGGACTTAGAGAAACAGGTGCTTTAAAAGATTCAACTTAATGTAGTATAAATAAAGAAAAAAAGTCTATAGAAAATGTCGGCAATTGTAACAGACCAATTTAGAATTAATAACGCAGGTAATTTTTTAGGAGATGTAAATAATTCCGAAAACTCTTATTATGTGTTTGTCGGATTATCAAATCCTTCTACACCAGTATCTTCAAAAGCTTTTGGTAGAAATGCTAGTGATCCTGAATGGAATAATGAAACTGATAGAAAAAAACCAAGAGATAATTTTAATTATTTGAATCATACCAAAGATACTATGATTTTTGGTAAAAAAATTACATCAGATAATGTTAGAAGAGTTATAAGAAAAGTTCAATGGACTAAAGAAAGTAGATATGATATGTATCGTCATGATTATAGTGATGAGAATTTATCAATAGCAACAAAAACTGCTAGATTATATGATAGTGATTTTTATGTAATTAATAAGGATTTTAATGTTTATATTTGTATAGATAATGGATCATCTGGAATTAATACGACTGGTAATCGTTCTTTAAATGAACCAACTTTAACTGGATTAGAACCATTCAGAGCAACTGGTTCTAGTGATGATGGATATCTTTGGAAGTATTTGTTTAGTGTTCCTCCAAGTGATATTATAAAGTTTGATGCAACCGAGTTCATACCATTGCCAAATAATTGGTCATCAACTGACAATGCTAACATAGCAAATGTAAGAGATAATGGAAACTCTGATATTAATAATAATCAAATTAAAAAAGTTTATATAGATAAACAAGGATCTAATTATGCAGGTGGTGGTGCTGGAGGTCAAGAGTTTAATATTGTTGGAGATGGATCTGGTGGAAAAGCCATTGTAACAGTAGATGATACTAGTAAAATTAGTGATGTTCAAGTATCAGTTGGTGGTAAAGGATATACTTATGGATTGATAGATTTAAGTACAATTAATAGTGGTTCATCTGTTAAAGCTAAATTAATTCCAATTATTCCACCATCAAAAGGTCATGGATTTGATATTTACAAAGAATTGGGTGCAGATAGGGTTTTAGTTTATGCAAGATTTGATGATTCTACTAAAGATTTTCCAATTGATACTAAATTTGCACAAATAGGAATTGTTAAAAATCCAACATCAATCGGATCTACATCAGTTTTCCAACAATCTCAATATTCTTCAGTTTCTTCTTTGTATATAAATTCTTACACTTCTAATAATATTGAAGTAGGTAATGAAATTACACAAGATGTTAAAGGTGTTGATAATGCTAAAGTAAAAGGATATGTGATATCTTTTGATGAAATATCAACTGATGATGCTAATCCAATAGCTATTTTAAAATATTATCGTGATAGATCATTATATTATGATTCATCCCCTACAGGGAATGAGCAAGATCAAACTGATACTGCAAATATTAATAATGATGGTGGTATTGATGGTCATATTTACGATTTTACTAATGATGAGGATTTAACTATAGGTTCTATTACCCTAAAAGTAGATAGTAATTTTACTGGTATAACTACAAATCCTACAGGAACTAAAATTGTAGATCTTGGAGTTGAATTTAAAAATGGGTTAGCACAATCTGAGATAAATAATCAGTCGGGTGATATTATCTACTTGGATAATAGACAATTAATTACTAGAGATAGTAGACAAAAAGAAGACATCAAAGTTATACTAGAGTTCTAAAACATGTCACAAAAAACTAATTTAAATATAAGTCCTTATTATGACGATTTTAATACGGACAATAATTTTTATAAAGTATTGTTTAGGCCAGGTAGACCTGTTCAAGCTAGAGAATTAACTACTCTTCAATCAATACTTCAAAATCAAGTAAAATCTTTTGGATCTCATATATTCAAGGAAGGATCTGTAGTCATTCCTGGAGGTGTTAGATATGATAATGCTTATTTTTCAATAAAAGTAGAGTCTGAACATCTTGGTCTTCCTATATCTCTTTATACGACAAATTTAAAAGGTAAAAAATTAAAAGGACAAAATTCTGGTGTAGAAATTTTAGTTAATGATGTCAAATTTCCAACAGATTCAACGGATATTACAAATCCAACATTCTTTATAGAATATCTTACAGCAAATGATAATAAAGAAATATCTAATTTAACAGATGGTGAACCTTTAATTGCGTTAGAAGATATAATTTACGGTAATACAACTATATCTACTGGGGAGAGTGTTGCTTCATTAATACCTTCAAATGCTTCTGCAGTTGGTAGTGCGGTGAAGATTAGACCTGGAGTATTTTTTATTAGAGGGGCATTTGTTGATGTTTCTGCAGACACAATAATATTGGATCCATATTCAAACTTACCATCATATAGAGTAGGTTTAAATATATTAGAATCTATTACTACTGCAAAAGAGGATTCTTCGTTATATGATAATGCTAAGGGATTTTCTAATTTTGCAGCACCAGGTGCTGATAGACTTAAAATAACTGCATCTCTAGCAAAGAAAAGTTTAGAAGATACTAGTGATGTTAACTTTATTGAGTTAGTTAAATTAAGAGAAGGTGAACTTAAGAAACTACAGGATTTTTCTGTCTATAATGAGTTAGAAAAATATTTGGCAGCAAGGACTTATGAAGAGTCTGGAAATTATTCTATTGATAATTTTAAAATTAAATTGTCCGAGTCATTGGATAATAGACTCTCAAATGGTGGAATATTTAAATCAGATCAAATAACTGAAGATGGAAATACTCCATCGGATGATTTAGCATGTGTTGAAGTAAGTCCAGGTAAAGCATATGTTAAAGGTTTCCGTATTAATGAACCAGGAACTTCAATTATTGATTTTGATAAACCAAGGGATAAAGAAACTGTAAATACTTCATTGGTTCCATTTGATATGGGAACTATAATTCGTGTTAATAATGTATCAGGAACACCTGCTATAGGCACGAATATTGACGCAAATACTGTTTCTCTTTATAGTAGAAGAAAAACTGCATCTGCACCAAATACAGCACCTACAGGCGCATTTAAGATAGGAGAGGCAAGAGTATATTCATTTGGATTAAGAAATACTCCATATGATAATAATGCTAGTCAATGGAATTTATATTTATTTGATGTTCAGACATACACATATCTAACATTAAATACTGCATTAACTGCAGAAATTACTTCTTTTGTTAGAGGTGATATTAGTGGTGCCACAGGATTTATTAATACAGCAGTTTCTGCAACAACTCAAATAATTCTTTCACAAACTTCTGGATCATTTATTCCTGGTGAAAAAATAATTATTAATGAATTGGAGGAATCAACCAGAACTATATCATCATTACGACAGTATACTTTTGAAGATATAAAATCTGTACATCAAAGCACATTAATATCTGGTTTTAATAAAGATTTTAGTGCTGATACTGTATTAGAAACCACTAGAATATCATCATTATCATCTAATAATGATTCAATTATTACAACTTCAGGAGTTACTGATGGTTTCTCAACTGGAACAATAGTATCACCAGGAAATGCATTTACTGGTATAAAAACAGATTCAATTGTTCAGTATCAGGTTGCAGGTAGAAGTGATACAACATTTACTAGAGTCTCTGATATTAGTTCAGATTTAAAAACTTTAAGTGTTGTTGGAGTTACAACTGTTTCTGGTGTAAATGAAGGTGAACTTGGAACTGGGGGAACTGGTATCTCTACAACATCTTCAATATCTTTAGCATCCCCAGTTGTTGTAGATAAAGAAAATACTGGATTATATGCTAAGTTAGATTATGATAATGTATGTGAAACTAATTTAGCAAATTCTACATTATCAGTTTCTTTTCAATCTAATATGTTTACATTGAATGCTAATGATACTACACAGGAAATTACTGGTATATCTAGTGCATTCTATAGTAACTTTGATACTCAAAAGTATTCATTAGTTTATGATGATGGTACTGTAGAACCATTAACAAGAGATCAATTCAAATTAGTAGATGCTAGTACAAAAGTTCAATTTAGTGGATTATCAAAGGGTAGTGGTGCAAAAGCTGTTCTTAATGCAACTGTAGAAAAACAAGCAATTGTAAGTAAAACTAAAGAGTATATAAGAAGTAATAAAATTGTTATTGATAAAACTAGTGCAGGTGTATCAACATCTACAAATGGATTAGTATTGAATCCATATTATGGATTAAGAGTAGAGGATAGAGAGATATCATTGAACGTTCCCGATGTTGTAAATGTAGTTACAATATTGGAATCTAAAAATAATAGTGATCCAACTTTTGATAAGATAACGACTGTATCTGGGTTATCTTTAAATACTAATTCTGTTGTTGGTGAAAAAATTATTGGTGTTGAAAGTGGAGCAGTTGCTCAATTAGTAACTAGATTAGATGATAATAATATAGAAGTTGCTTATTTTACAGACGTTAATTTTGTTTTGGGTGAATTAATAAAATTTGAAGAATCAAATATTGAAACCACTGTTCAAGCAATATTACTTGGTAATAACTTTAATATAACTGAAAGGTATTCTTTAGATAAAGGACAAAGAAATCAATATTATGATTATTCTAGAATAGTTAAAAAAAGAAACTCTACTCCTCCATCTAGGAGAGTATTAGTAGTTTATAATTCATATGAAGTTCCAACAACAGATACTGGGGATATATTTACTGTAAATTCTTATAGTAAAGATAGATTTACTAGTGACATTCCATTGTTGAGTGGGAATGTAAGGGCAACAGATGTTCTTGATTTTAGACCTAGAGTATCACCAACTACAAGCACTACTCAATCTCCATTTGCATTTACATCTAGAAGTTTTGCTGGAAATGGAGCAACACCATCACTTGTAGTTTCTCCACAAGGAGATTCTAGAATAGGATATAGTTATTATCTACCAAGAATTGATAAATTAGTATTATCTGTAAGTAGAAATGATGAAGATATTGCTAGTCAGTATGAAGGTGATTTTTCTGTTATTAAGGGAGTATCATCCTTAAATCCAAAAGAACCAGCAATACTTGATGATGCAATGCATATTGCTACCATTAAACTTCCAGCATATCTCTATAATGCAAATGATGCTGAGATTACTTTAATTGATAATAAAAGATATACTATGAGGGATATTGGTAGATTAGAGGATAGAATTGAAAATTTAGAAGTAGTAACAAGTTTAAGTTTACTTGAATTAGATACAAAAACGTTACAAATCAAGGATATAACAGGTGATAGGTTTAAATCTGGATTCTTTGTAGATGATTTTAGGGATAATCAACGTCTTGATTTAGAAAATCAGGATAACACTGTTAATATTGATAGAAATAATCATGAAATGATTGTTCCTATGAATTTCTATACAGTAAAACCTGAATTAGGAGTAGATGATACTATTAATTTACTTTCTGCTGATTTTTCTCAAAATTTACCTTTATTAGATTCTAATGTTCAAAAAACTGGTGATCTAATTACTTTAGCATATACTGAGGTAAAATCAGATATTGGTAATCCTCAAGCAAGTCAAGTTGAAAATGTTAATCCATATGAAGTTGTTGTTCGTACTGGTCAAGTAATATTATCTCCTTCTCAAGATAATTGGACAAGAGATATAGAAATTGATGGTGGAACAGTTACTCGTGAAGGGGATAATGAAGGTGAAGTTTCTGAAAGAATAGCAACAGGATCAAGACCAGTAGAATTTATTAGATCAAGAAATGTTGGATTCTCCGCATACTCATTAACACCTGGTGCTAGTCATTATCCATTCTTTGAAGGAAGGAGTGGTATTGATATAATTCCAAAATTAATCGAAATTACTATGGTTTCTGGAACTTTTAGTATAAATGAGACTGTTACAGGTTCTGTTGGAGATGGTGGTCAATTAATTTCATTTAGAGTTTCTCAACCAAATCATAAAACTGGACCATATAATGCACCTATTTCAACATTTCCAAGTAATCCATATGATACATCATTAACACTAGGAACCTCTTACACCGAATCATCTACAGTTTTGAATGTAGATGTTGCATCATTAACAGAAGATGCTCAAGGTGATTTCTTTGGTAGAATTGTAAATGGAATGAGACTTGTTGGTGGAACTAGTAATGCGATAGCAACAGTATCAAATATTAGATTAATTCCAGATGATCATGGATCTTTATATGGATCATTCTTCTTTAGAGATCCAACAGTATCTCCACCGCCACCTTTAAGGTTTACTAATGGACAAAATACATTTAGATTAACTTCAGATGTAAATAATGCCAATCCATTACCAGGTGATGAGGCAAGTATAACTCGTGGAGATGCTACATATTGCACCACAGCGACATTAACTGAATTTACTACAACTACTACTATAACCCGTCGTCCACCACCACCAGTTAATGCAGGTGACCCATTAGCACAGTCATTTACTGTAGATGAGACAGGAATGTTCTTATCATCTTTGGATTTATATTTCTCTGAAAAGGATGATAATATACCATTAACTGTTCAGATAAGAACTATGGAGTTAGGAACTCCAACAGGTCAAGTAGTAAGTGATTTTGCACAAGTTATATTGGATCCAACTGTATTGGATACTGATAATACTTCAATTATAAAAACTTCTGCAGATGCCTCATTACCAACTAGAGTTACTTTCCCATCTCCCGTTTATTTGGAAGCAAATCAAGAGTATGCAATAGTGTTAATGGCACCAGCGTCAATAAAATATAAAGTTTGGATTGCTCAAATGAGTGAGGAAACTATTGAAACGCAAACTCTTGGTGTTGATGAGGGTTCAAAGAATATAGTTCAAAAACAATATCTAGGAGGAAGTTTATTTAAATCTCAAAATGGTACAATTTGGACAGCAACTCAAACTCAAGACTTGAAATTTAGTCTTTATAAATGTTCCTTTACAACCACACCTGGTTCACTTACTTTATATAATTCTGAGTTATCAACAAATAATCAGATTAATTTTAGATTACAAGATAACTCAATAAAAACATATCCAAGGAAATTAAAAGTTGGTATTGATACTACTAGTACTTTGGGTAATGTTATAACCGTAGGAACAAAGGTTAGTGCATCAAATGTTTCGCCATACACAAACTCTACAGATGCAAAAGGATTTGTAGAAAAGATTGGTAGTCCTATAGTACCAATAACAGGTATAAGTACCAGTCAAATTGGAGTTGGTTATACTAATACAGGTTCACCATATTCAAATGTTAATTTGTATTCTATAACTGGTGATGGGACAGGAGCAACAGCATCACAAGTTGTAGTTAGTGCAGCAGGGACAATTACATCAGTATCAATTGCTGCAACAGGTAATGGGTATGTTGTTGGTGATGTTCTAGGAATTACTACAGCAGATGTAGGAAATGCTGGTGCTGGTTATGAAGTAACAGTAACTGAAACATTTGGAATGGATACACTATTCCTTACTAATGTTCAAGGTGAAAAATTTAATGATGGTCGTAAGTTAGTATACTATAGTAATATTGCAGCAGGAACTATAGTATCTGCAGGTGGAACTGAAATAAGAGGCGACTCAACAGTTAATGGTGATTTATATAGTGGAAATGTTATTGAGGTTAGTAATTTTAACCACTCTATGAAATCTGATCAAAATGTGGTTCAACTTGCTACTGTTGCTCCAGATACTATCCCAGAACTTTTATCTGTGGATTTATCTACAACAGATAATACAATTTCAGTTGCTAGTACAGTACCATTTGGTACTTTTGAGGGAATATCAACCAGTACAGGATATGTTAAAATAGGTCGAGAGATAATATTCTATGATGGAATAGGAACTGATAGTTTAAGTATTGGTACTAGAGGTATTGATAATACTCCAATTGATTCTCATTTTAAAAATGATAGAGTATTTAAGTATGAATTTAATGGTATATCTTTAACTGAAATTAATCAATCACATAATATGCCAACAAATATTACTTTACAGGCATTAAAAAATATTGATTCTTATTTCTTAGAAATTCCTAGAGGTTCAGGAAGACCAAATTTATCAGATAGATCAACTGGTGTAAATCAGATAAGTTTCAATGATGAAAAATTTGGTGGTGGTAATTTAATAGTTGGATCTCAAAATTTCCAATATGATACATTCCTTCCGTCATTTAATGTATTTGCACCTGCAACATCAACTAGAATATCATCTCAATTAAGATCTGTTTCTGGAACAAGTGAAGGTGGATCTGAAATATCTTTTGTAGATCAAGGATATGAAAATGTTGAATTTAACCAATTTAATGAATTGTCTTCACCAAGACTTTTATGTTCTAAAGTTGATGAAAATGCAAAATTATCTAATTTACCTAGAAATAAATCAGTAACACTATTAAGTAGATTTACTACTATAGATACTAATTTATCACCAGTTTTGGATACAATGAATGGTTCATTTAAATTTATAAGAAATAGATTAAATAGTCCAATATCTGACTATACAACAGATTCTAGATCAAATAGATTATCTGGTGATCCTCATGCTGCTTGTTATATCTCACAAAAAGTGAATTTAAAGCAAGCATCTACAGGATTAAAAGTATTTGTTAGTTCCTATAGAGATTCATCAGCAGATTTTAGAGTTTTGTATAGATTATTCAAAACAGATTCGTCTGAAGTCGAACAATCTTATGAATTGTTCCCTGGATATGATAATTTGAAAGATGTTGGTATTGATAAAATAGTTGTTGATCCAAAATTAAATAGTGGAAGACCAGATACTTTTGTTCTCGCAAGTGTGGAAAACGAATTTAGAGAATATGAATTTACAGTTGATAACTTAGATGAATTTGTAGGTTTCCAAATTAAGATTGTAATTAGTGGAACAAATGAAGCAACTCCTCCAAGATTTAAAGATCTAAGAGTGATTTCTTTAGCATAATGATACCCGTTCAAGGACATAAACATCTCTATCGAGATGAAAACTCTGGTGCTATTGTGAATAACGATTCTCAAGGTTATTCACAATATATTGCAATGAGAGATAAGAAAATAACTGAGGAGCAAGAACTTAAAAGATTGCGATCAGATATTGATGAAATTAAATTTCTTTTAAGAGAAGTATTGAATAAAACTTGAACCATATAAATATTTAAAATAATATTGATTACTAATAATGGCAGTATATGTATCCAATATAGTGATTGAACAAG